GTTACATGTTCTCGCACTAAATCATGGAGGACACTTGGTTTTATATCTGTCTTTGCCGGAGAAAACACTGCATTTGTTGGATGAACATGGCCATAAACTTTATATCCTGCAGGAATAAAGCTTGAATCCAGATCATCAACAAGGAGTGTCCCCCTTTGTTCTTCATTCAAATCAAAAGCATTTTCAGACAAATTCTCAAGTATCATCTCCTCAGTAACGAGTGTACAAATACCACCAGTGTTACCAGCATATCCTGACACATGAATCCCTAGCATCTTACGCAAATACTTTCCTCCATATACCATCAATAACGAGCCACAATTTCCTTTCTTCGTAGGAGCATCGTGTGACCAGCCCTGTCTAACATTAACAATTTCATTACCAACTAAATGTTCAGTTGGTTTATCTACCAAATCCAGAGCTCTTATGTCCAGATTAGGATAAATAACAAAGCTATCTCCACGTTTGGCATCATAATTTCTCATTATAAGCTCACCATTCATAGATCTATACCAAGGTAAGTCCTCATCTCTAATAAAGTATTTTGACAATATTGGAGCAGGAGGCAACCTAGCAATATCTCGAATTATACAAACATCGGCTTTTCCAAACCGCTTTGTTTTCCACCAATCAAGTGAGAAAACAATAGCAATTCCGGACGCGCCGCTCGCAGTAATTCGAGTTCCTTGATCTAATCCTTCAACAAAATGATATGGTAAGAGCAAATTCTGTCCGTCAACAGCCAAAGCTACTATAGTTCGAGGTTTTTCACATCCTTCTTGAAATGCAATCAAAGTCCACATATGTGGAATAATTTTATGATCTCTTAATTCGATCGCATTTTGATCAGGACATGATTGTGTCTCATTAATCTGATCTAAATTCACATCTTTCTTCTTTCTGACCGGCTCATTCATTTCTTGCTTGTTTCTAACAACAACTTTCGCTCTTGCTCGAGAAGTCTTCTGATCACCTGAAGGACCCATTTCTGGGGTATTTAACAAGTTATCTAAAACTTCCTGAGTTTTACCATCTCGAAGAGCTTGTTCCCACTCAGTTTTTCTTTCCACACAATATGCAATCTGTTCTTCACCCTGTAGTTCTTTATACCTACTAGCAAGTACTGGATACATATTAGGTACATCACCAACCATAATCACCTTAGGTTTCTCATGAAGCTTCTTATGCAACTTATATGCTCCAAAACTCAACAAAACCACGGCACCAACAACAGCAGCAAACTTCAGAGCAGATAAGAAAAATTTCAATGGTAAATGCTCTTTCAGAAACTTTGAAATTTTATCAGCTATTGTCAAAAATTTCTCTTTATACCAACTCATAGCATCTTTGAGATAATTATATCCAGTCATTCGCTTTAAAGTTCCAACGAAATGGTTTCTCACAGCCTGAAATCGATTATATGTTAACACATACCAAGCCTGTCTCAAATGTTCTGACATAGCACCAAACCACGTATTTTGAGCAAACTCATAAAATTCATCAGAAACGTAAGTACCTTGGGTTTGAACCAGAATAGCATTCTTGAGTGTAAATTTCTTTAACAACTCAAGATCATTCTTAGTATACCGGTAAAAACCAGTATGTGCATCTCCAAAGACCTTATGTCTCATCAAAAACTCACGCAATTCATCATCCTCTACATCTTCTACTGAAAGAGGGTCTGGAATCTTAACTAGTCCACTAAACATATTATCATTGTCTTGTACTACTCTATCATGCAATCGTGCAGTATAATCTTGCAAACCCCTCGGCATTACACCAAGATTCGCTCTTCTATTCTCATCACAATCGTCTAGATCAACAAAACTACCATCAGGTTCTTTCTTAGTACGAAACGAAAAATAAGATGCCTGCGAACTAGTACTTGCAGTGGGTCCTTGAGTCTCATTCTCAATTCCTTCTGGCACTTGCTCAATTCTTACCTCACGAGTCTCAGCCATAGTCTCAACAACATCAGGCTCTGCCAACGCAATACCATCATAATACTTTTTGATTAGTTTTTGTTGCAAATCATGATGATCTAGGAGCTCTTCCTTAAGTACCTCTTTTAATTCAGCAAATGTCAAATTTCCACTTGTAGGCTCAATCGTTTCCAAAGGCGGACAAACAGCAAAGGACAAATGTCTATATTCACCCGGATACTTCTCATCATCTTCATGAATCTTACGTGCATTCGGTATTCCATTTTTCAAGTACTTCTTATCAGAGAGAAAAGCCATTACTGTCATATGACGACGTCCTTGCAATGCTTCATTTAAAGCCACAGTATTTGATTTAGGATATAGAATATTACTCGAACACAATAATGCATACGAAGCAAAAACTCTACCTTTATCTGTCAAATCTGCTTGTGGTGTGATAAAAGCTGCATTAGATCTCATATTGATGAATTCATTCCACATCGTCTCTTCTTTAAGACCTCTATTCTGTCCCATATCATCATAATACACTATAGGATTTTGCGCATATCTATCCCAATGATCCGTTGGCCCTCGAGAATACAAACAATTATTGAGCGGTAAACCCAACAACTTTGTCATATACCTTGCCAACTCTACACAAACCAATGATTTACCTATACGTGGCTTTCCAGCCAACCAGAAACAGAAAGGATCATAACGAAACTCTCTATACACAATCGCTTTATCGACTTTATCACCGAGTGCCATACATTCTTTATATGCAACATTGAAAGCTACCAACAATTCTCTAGGAAATCTTTTATCAGAAAAGATTACAGAGTATTTTGTAGCTTGATCTCTCAAAATCAAAATCTCTTTACGTAAAGCTTCATCATGCTCTAAAGCTAATCTAGCACTTTCTCTAGATAATTCAGAGACACGATGCGCCCAAAGAAGCAACTTCGGCTCTTCTTCC